GCCTACCTCGAGCCGAACCCCGTCCCGCCGATGCTGCAGGTGGCGGGGGTGGACGCGAACGGCATCGAACACCTCTCCTTTGGTGGCAGCCGGAAGATCACGTTCCTGATCGAAGCCTGTTTGGGGAAGCACTCGGAGATCGGCTCCCAGAAGATCCTCAACCGTTTGCTCTCCGACGATGCTGTGGAGACCGCGGTGGAGTCCGACAACAGCCCGGACGGGGCGTTGTTCAGCCGTCTCCATGACAACGGGACGGTCACGGACGGGCACCCTGCGGCCGCCGACTCGGTCGCCTATGTCGGCTACCGGGGGCAGACACCAACCACGGTCGAATCGGGCGTCACGTTCCTCCTCGCCACATGGGCTGTTGAGGTCGTGACATGAGCTTGTACCGGGTGACAGGACAGTTGGCCTACCGGGACCACAAGCCCGGGGATGTGTTCGAGGCTGTCCTCGACCCTGAGTCTGAGGCACGCGCACTTTGGCGCGGGAACATCACGCTCCTTGAGCGGTCAACACCGAAGGTCCGGCCGGGCTCGTTCACGCTGCCGGCCGGGTGGCATCTCACACCACCATCGAAGGAGCAGTAATGGCTAAGCGTATCGCCCTCAAGGATTACGTGAGCGTCGACCATGTCGACCTCAGTGATTTCGCAAGCGCAGTCCAGTTCTCGTCCGCCCACGCGCAGGTTGACGTGTCCGGCTTCAACAGCACCGGCTCGGACGAGTTCCTCGCCGGCGCGACAACGCAGTCGGTGACCGTCACGTTCTTCGGCTCGTACGGGGCAGGCGAGGTTCACCAGACGATCTACCCGTTGCACCGCGACAAGAGCGTGTTCGCGTTCGCGTGGCGGCCAGACGGGTCAGCGGCCGCGTCGGCGACGAACCCGGAGCTGCGGGGGAACGTGCAGGCGTTCGACTACGGCCCGGGAGCAACCCGCGGCAGCGTCGACTCGTTCTCGGTCACGTTCCAGGCCGCGACCGGCAGCACGCTCGTTTTCTTCGAGACGTAATGCCGCAGGCCGAGACACTCAGGGTCAAGGGGTACAAGGAGTTCCTGATCGCCTGCGACCATGCGGGCAAGGAAACAAGGAAGGAAGTCCGGTCGACGTTCCGCAAGGTCGGCGACATCGTCAAGGTCGACGCTCGGGCACGGTTCCGCAACTCCGACCACAAGAGCGCGATGGGGTTGCGGACCGTTGTCCGGCAACGCGGCGTCAGCGTCGAGCAGTCGCTACGGAAAACCAGCGGGAAACACCCGGAGTACGGCGGTTGGCAGATGCGCCATGTGCTTGTTCCCGCCTTGGACGCGAAGGAGCGTGAGGTGGAACGGGAGATGGAACACGCGATCGACAAGGTCGTGGACCACTTCGACAGATGAAGGAGATGTGACGTGGACAAACTGATCGTCCGGGGTCTCGGCGGGATCGACGGGGAATACACCTGTGACCTCGCCGGAATGCTCAGCATGGGCCACCCGGAGACACTCACCAACCGTGAGGGACACAGAATCAAAACCATGACCGGGCTGCGGGCGGGAGAACTGGAGGACGCGCTCAACCAGGGTGACAACGACCTGCTGATCGCCCTGGGCGCGATCGTCCTCGCCCGCCACGGGAAACGGTTCGAGGAGGACAGCCTGTGGGATGCGCCGATGGGATCCGGCCTTGACTGGAAGATCGGAGAGACGGAGGAAACCGAACCGGTGGACCCTCCGTTGCCACTAGCGACAGACGAGCCCGGGAGAAATGGTGGCGTATCTTCGAATCCGATCTCGGGCCACCAGGAGAACGACCCGAATGGTATTGGCAGCCCGTCCTCGGGAACGCCCATATCGGCCCCGGACTCTCACCCCGAGACATCGGTGACCTGACCCCGATGCAACTCCATAACGCCCTGATGGCAACCCAGGAGGACTGACCTGGCCCGCAAGATCGAAGTCCAGATCCTCGGCGACAGCAGCTCGCTCGAGCGGGCGTTCGCCCGTTCCGGCGCGTCCGCCAGGGGGTTCTCCCACAATGTCGGGCTGTCGCTCGGGACGCTTCTGAAGTCGACGTTGGTGTTCGACGCGATCAACAAGGCTCTCTCGGGTCTCGACAGCGCGTTGCATGCTGGGATCGGAGAGTTTGCCGCCCATGAGAAGGCGTCGGCGCAGACAGCGGCGGCGTTGAAATCGACGGGGTCGGCGGCGCAGGTCACGCAGAAACAGATCGAGTCGCTTGCGCTCCGCCTGGACAACCTGTCCGGGGTGAACCACAACGTCGTGCAGTCGGGTGAGAACGTGCTGCTGTCGTTCACCCGGATCCGTGACCAGGTCGGGAAAGGCAACGACGTTTTCACCCGTGCGACGAAGGACGCTTTGGACTGGGCGCAACGGACCGGCAAGGATCTCCCCACCGCCGCACGTCTTCTTGGTGCTGCGTTGGAGAACCCGGAGCGGAAAGCGGGTGCGTTGGCGCGCGCCGGGATCGTGCTCACGGCAAGCCAGTTGAAGCTGATCAAATCGTTGCAGGACTCCGGCCATGCGCTCGAGGCGCAAAAGCTGATTTTGGGGGAGGTGGAGAAACGGTTCGGTGGTGCGGCAAAAGCGGCCGGGGAGACGCTGTCGGGGCAGCTGAACATCCTGAAGAACCGTTTCTCCGATCTGGCGGCCTCGGTCGTCGGGGAGTTCCAGCCTGGTATCTCCAAGGCCATAAAGAGCCTGACGGCGTGGTTCCAGTCAACACAGAATCAGGCGAAAGTGCAACATGTTCTGAAGACGGCGTTCAACGACTTGCGGTCTGCTGTCGAGGTGACGGTAGGCGTGTTCCGCAAGCTTGTCGCGGAAGGCAAAACCGTCGTCGACGCGTTGGGTGGCGTAAAGAACACCCTGAAGGCACTCGCCGCGGTTGCGTTCGCCGTGAAGGTATCAGCATGGATTCAAAGCCTGCTGCTGTTAGGCACCAAGGCGGCGGCCAGCACCGGCAAGATCACCGCCCTCCGCGCCGCGATGCTACGACTCGGCGCGATCGGCGTGATCGCGATCGGCGTAGAGCTCCTCATCAACAAGGGCTCTGTTGATAAGGCCGTCACCAAGTTCCTTCGCGGCCACCATCTTGGTTTCCTGACCGGCCAGCAGATCACGTTGCCGGTCAACATGAACCTGGCTGCGGTCACGAAGATGCGTGACGCAATCGCGAAGCTGAAGGGCGACAACGACCTGTTCGTAAAGGTGTTGGACAAGCTGATCGCGAAGGCGAAGACGGGTGTGGCGGGGATCCAGAAGAGGATCGACGAGCTGCATGGCAAGGTGATCGATCTGCATGTGACGGGAAGCGCGGCAGCGATAGCCGAGGCCGCCGCCCTGGAGAAGAAGATCGCCGCGTTGAAAAGCAGGAAGTTGAAGGTGGAGTTGGGATCCCCAGACGCAAGGGCGATCCAGGCACAGATCGACCGTTTGAAAGGACGGATCGTGAGCCTCGGTGTGGTAGGAACACCGGAGGCGATCCGGAAGGTGGCCCGCCTACAACTGCAGATCGACGCGCTGAAAGACAAGAAAGTCCAGGTGCAACTCGGCCAGACCGGTGCGCAGGCCCGGGACATCCAAAAGCAGATCGACAGCCTGAAAGGCAAGATCGTGAAGCTCGGCCTGGTCGGCGGCCCCGAGACTATCCGGCAGGTGGCCGCTATCCAGGAGCAGATCGACAGTCTGCACGGCAAGAAAGTCCAGATCGAACTGCAGGACAAGCGCAAGACGGCGGACATCCAACGTGAGATCGACGGGCTGCACGGCAAGATCCTGCAGCTCGAGCTGCTCGGCACCCCTAAGGCGATAGCCGAGGCCGCGGCCCTTCAGAAACAGATCGACTCGTTGAAGGGGAAACAGGTCGCGATCCAACTCCACGACGGCCACCAGGCAGCCGCTATCCAGGCGCGGATCGACAAGCTGAAAGGCAAGATCGTCACCCTGGGCGTGAGCGGCTCCGCGACGGCGATAGCCCAAACTCAGGCCTTGCAGAAACAGATCGACGCGTTGGAGGGGAAGAAGGTCATCATCAGCGTCTCCACCGACGTGAGCGCGAAGAAAGAGGCGCCAGTCAACCAGGGTATGTTGGCGATCGCTCGGGACGCGGCCCGGAAAGGCGCGTTGGCGACGAAAGCCCAGGTGGACGAAGCTTTGGGTCTTGCCGACACTACGGGGAACGCGAAGGCCGCCGCTGCTGCCGCGCTGAAGGCTGCGAAGGCCGCTGCTGCGGCAGCCGCGAAAGCCTGGCAGACGACGTTCGACAAGCTCAGCCTGAACGTCTCAAGGGCGACCCTCACGCCGTCGTTCAAGGATGATCTGGCCGCGAACGAAAGCCTGATCGTGGCGTTGGAGAGGCAGATCAAACTCCACAAGGACGACCTCGGTCTGCAGAACCAGCTTGTGTCGGCGCAGCAGACCCGGCTTTCGCTGGTGCAACAGCAGAAGGACGCCGAGCTTGCCGCCCGCAACGCCACCCAGTTCAGATCGCTCGGGCTGGACGCGACCGGGCAGGCGCTAGCCCCGACGAAGAAGGGTCTTGCGGCGGAACTGGCGAGGGTGACTGCGGGGATCAGCGGCACGCTTCTCGACACCTCGAAGACCAGGAGCGTTCTCGCTGCGATCCGCAAGCTCGTCCTGGATCCGTTTACGAAAGTGTCGGCCGAGGTGCGGAACACGATCAAGGCGATGCTCGACAACATCGACCAGCAGTTGACAGCGCACGGGTCGGGCGGTAAGGCGGCGAAGGTGATCGACGCGAAGAAGGTCCTGGCGAACCTGGGTTTGTCACCGGATCAGCTGCAGGCCGCAACCCCCAGGCTTGTTGATCTCCGTGGCGGCACAGCCTCGTTCGACAAGGGCAGCGGGCTGAACACCGGGGTCCGCGCCGGCGCCCTGGCCGGGGCCGGTGCGGGGATCACGATCAACGGGCCGATCACCGTTGTTGCGAGCAACCCGGACGAGTTCACCAAGGGACTACAGCGTAAGGCGCGTCGTACGACAGCCCAGACCCGCGGTGTCCGTGGCGGGAACTCACTAGGGATCGTGGGGTAACAAATTGGCACGCTCACAGATCGTTGTTACGGACATCGTCCGTTCCGGCACCGCACCTATCGCCCAGACAACCGCGGACGCCACCAACAAACACTATTTCGTCAACTCGGACGCTTTGGTGTTCCTCGAGATCGTCAGCAGCGACGGCTCATCCCAAACCGTCACTGTGGAGGCGTCCCCGACGTTCACCGCGGACGGGTTGACCGTCTCCGGTTTGGTCATCACCGTCGGCGCCGGTGCAACCGTGTTGGCGGGCCCGTTCAAGGTGTCGACGTTCAAGCAGGACAGCAGCTACCACGTCTATGTGGATCCGTCGGTATCGACGACGTTGAAGTTCCGGGCGTGGAGGCTCCCGACCGCCTGAATGGCAGTCCAGGGGGTGTGCATAGCGTTCGACGACCCGCTGTTGGAGCCGTCACCGACATGGACACGGCTCGACACAACCGACAGTTTCGTCTCGTCGTTCTCGGTCCAGCGGGGCCGGCGGGACGAGCTCGAGCAGACCGGCACCGGCACCGCCTCCATCAACTTCAACGACACCGCAGGTTTGTTGGATCCGACGAACCCGTCGTCGCCGTACTGGAACAGGATCGACAGCAAACAGGCGGCGTTGGCGATCCTGAACCCTGTCACGAACGCCTGGTCGACGATCTTCCGGGGGTTCACCGACGAGTACGACTACACCGTCCGCCCCTCCCAGGTCGTCACCGACGTCACCGTCCCGCTGGTCGATGCGATGGACTACCTGGCGTCCGTGGAGATGTACACGGCGAAGTTCGGCAACACCCTCCCCGCCGGGGTCGATGACGGAAACATCTGTTTCCTCGCCACCTCCGGTTCGGTCGACACAAGGATCATCCAGGTGTTGGACAACGCCGACTGGCCGACGGCCCTCCGCACGATCTTCTCGGGGAACGTGACCGTCCAACAGACCGTCTATCCGCCACGCTCGAACGTGCTGCAGGTGTTGCAGGACTGCGCCGACGCCGAGTTCCCAGGTGTCGCGAACGTCTATGTGTCCAGGGACGGCAAGGTCACGTTCCACGGCCGGCTAGCCAGGTTCGACCCGGAGGGGACGGCGGCGTCGGCGTCGGCGGGGGCGTGGAACTTCACCCGTTGGAAAGCCGGTGACGGCGCCGCAATCCTCGCGGACCCAACCACCGCGCAGATCCGGGAGCTGTCGTTCTCACGGCCACGGAAGAACATCATCAACTCCGCACGAGCGACACCGCAAACAGCAACCCAACTGACCGCAGCCCAATATGCGGGCCAGCTCTACGAGGACGCCACCTCCCAGGACTCGTACGGGTTGCGGTCGTGGTCTGCGGAGAACCTCGTCACGAACGGCCATGTGTCCCCCGCAACCACAACCGCGCTGGCCGAGACGAAGCTGTTCGCCACCTACTACGTCAACAACTACAAGAACCCGAGGACACGGGTGAACCGGATCACGTTCAAGTCGTTGCGCCCTGACGATCCGCGTGCCGCAGCGACATGGGATCTGATCTGCGGGGTCGAGATCAGCGACGTCATCGAACTCAAAACCACCCATCCCGGCGGCGGCGGGTTCAACGAATCGTTTTTCGTGGAGGGAGTGTCGTACGAGGTGACGCCGTTGCAGCCTGACTACCAGATGGTCGTGTTGACGGTGGATGTGTCACCGGCCGCCTACTACAAGGATGGGAGCATGTTCTCGTGAGCGTCCTGCATCTGCCGATGCACGGCCGCAACCACACGCCGGGGGGGAGCGACCCGATCCCGTCGGCTTACCCGAATCTGTCTGTTTGCGAGGCGCACGGCGGCAGCATGAACACCAACCCTGCCGCTACCGCCTCCACTGTCAGCTACACGTGGACGACACTGAAGACCAACGACTCGAGCATCTATACGATAGACGGTTCGGATGCGACTAAGCTGCGCATCGCGAAGGGTGGTATATACCGGATAGTTTTTGTTGTGAGCACGTCAGCTGTTCCGACAATCACCGGAACGGTCAAGACGAGTATCAGCCCTAACGACAACAACGGCAGCACCCTCGGCTTCCAGTGGGACTCCGCCCGCCATATCTATGTGAGCGGTGGTATCACAAGTTGGAAGACAGACCGGCCCCCCTGGTCAGAGCACGTTATCAACGCCAATCCGGCGTCCAACCCTCTCCCCTGGTATGTACTTGGGCGGGTTGAAGCAGACTCTGACACCTTCGCTTTCACGGCCAACATCTTCATCGAACGATTAGCCGACAACAGGCTGCTTTGATTGCCCTGAATCGCCGGCTACTTGTGATCCTGCCCCGACTTATCCGCCACCGCTGAAGGACGGAGATGCTGAAACCAGAACCCGGCACGGGAGGCGCAGCCACGGTCCCACAGCTCGTCTACCCGCACCCTCGAGGACACACCCGTCCGCCCCGGTCGGATCTGCATCCGACAGCCGGGTTGGCGAACAACTGGGCGTTGGATTTCATGGCTCCGGGTGGGACGAGGGTGTACGCACCGGAGGCGGGGACGATCTGGAAGCTGTCTGGGCACGACCCTGCGGGAGGTGTGACGCAGGGCGACATTTTCGGCTGGAACGTCTACCTCCACACCGCGGCCGGTGTCATCTACTTCTCGACGCACAACGGTGACTATCTCGTCAGGCTCGGCCAGAGGGTGAAGGCCGGACAGCTGATCGCCCATGTCGGCCACTGGCCCGGCGACCCGGGAAGGTCACACACCCATCTCGGTGTCACCCATCCGGCCGGTGTGACCGCGGCGAAGAACTACATCTGCAAGGTCGCGAACGCACCGATGCTGCCGTGAAGAAATGGACGGCCGACCAGGTCAAACATCTGTTGGACACCGAGGTCGAACGGTTGCACCGGGAGCTGACAGGGTTTCCGGAGCATTACGCCACACGTGTCGACATGGATCTGTTGCGCTCGATGATCGAGACGATCCGCGCCGACCATGTGACCAGACGGGAGATGGACGAGACGAAAGGCCGGATCGAGGATGTGCGCGACAGCCTGGTGTTACGCGCCGAGTTCGACAAGTCGGAGGACACCCTGGGCGGGAAGATCGAATCGATCCACGACGAGCAGAAGGAAGGGCAAGGCAGACGGAACGCGTTCATGGTCGTGTTGAGCGTCGGGATGACCCTGCTCGCGTTGCTGTTCGGGGCTGTGTGGAAGTCGCAGCTCACCCATCAGGAGGTTTCGCAACAGATCGGCGTCGAGTCCCCCTGGTTGCAGGACCGGACAGGGGTGGAGCAGAAGCTCGCCAGCCTCGACCGGGACGTCACCGAGCTGACAGCCCTGCTGGGACAGCACAAACAGAACGACCAGGCGGTCGCCGCAAGGCTCTCAGCCATTGAGAAACTCGACGTCTTCTTCTGCAGAACCCGCACTGTGAAAGGACTCGCCCCATGCTGATGTTCACCGTGTTCGGAGCCCCGGAGTGGCTCTCGATCGTCATCGCCGCAGGCATCTGCCTCGGCGTCATCTACCTCATAAGGAGAGCGTGACATGGCTGTTTCGATCAACATCGAACGGGCAGGGGTTGAGATTTCCTGGGATCCCGGCGACTATGTCGGCCCGGTCAAGATCGTCGCGGTCAACGCTGTCAACGGCGACGTCGGGATAATGAAGGACATGAACGACGGCCACCATTTCCTGACGTGGCCGCCGGGATCGTGGCAGGACCAGATCACCGTTCTCGCCGACGACGGCTCCGAAACCGTCGTCGACCAGGGCGACGTTGCTGTCACCGTGGGTTGAGCTACCGGCGATACCCACCAAAGATCGGAGGGGCTGTGTACACGAAAGCGTTTCTGGCGGTTGTTGTTTCCGCCGCGGGTGCTCTGGTGACCGCGCTCGGCACCGGCAACACCAGCGTCGGCAACCTAGACGCGAAAACCTGGCTGATCGCCGCCGCGACCGTGTTGGGTTCGGGGGGTTTGGTGTGGTTCGCCCAGAACGTGCCGGGTGTTGCGGGTGGGGCGATCAAAACGGTGGTGGCGTTCCTGTCGGCCGGTGTCGCCTCACTGGTTGTGGCGTTGGACGACAAGGTGGTCACCCAGGCTGAGTGGTTGACCGCGTTCTCGGCTGCCGCCGTCGCGACCGGGTTCGTCTACCAGATGCAAAACAAGGGGTCGTAGAGATGGCCGCTCCTATCCAGTCTCATCCGAACGCGACGGTTGCGGGTGGGCTGACAGGTCTGTCCGCCCTGGTGGTTGCGGTGGCGGGCTGGTTGGGGGCGGCGATCACCGCCACCCAGGCGGTTGCGATCTCCGGCGGTATCACCACGGTGGGGTTGCTGATCGGGAAGCGTGGGGTGCGGGGTTTGGCCCGCCTGTTGTGGAGAGGTGATGGGGGATGATTCCCGCCCTATGAGCCGTGTGGAGGAGCTTGAGGAGCAGCGGGTGGAGTGGCGGTATCTGACCGCGATGCACGCCGGCATGACCCCGTCCGACTGCGAATGGTTCGCGCTGTCGCAGGCGGATATCGGGCTGCTACGGCGGCTGGTTGTGGATGGTTGCCCTCCGCACCTGTTGCGACGGATCCTCCAACCTGACGAGCTCGTCGGCGGTGAGGTTGGCGGCGTGCAGACGGGTGTGGCAGTCCCTGCATAGGAAACGAAGGTTCTCCAGGGTGTCGCCACCGCCCTGGGACCTGCGTTTCAGATGGTGGAGTTGCAGTCCGTGTGGTGTGCCGCAGATAGCGCAGTTCCCGACCCGTAGCAGGTGCAGATCACGCATCAGCTGCGGGTCTTTTACGCGTTTCTTAGGTTTCGGATCTGGGGGCAAGGTGTTGTAGTGCACGGTAGCGGCGTGACTGGGCGGCAGGAACGGTGATACCAAGGATCCTTGCCCCGGCTGTGGCACCGTGGATGAGGCAGACGCGTTCGCCCATCGGCAGCGCAACCACAGCCCTGAGTAGCTCCCGGTCCTCGACCGACCGTTCAGGTGACGGGAAGTCAAGTTTGAGTTGCCCGGCTACTTTGCTTCCCTGCCTTCCTAGCCATACTCTCGCGTAGTCGGTGACGCGGGACCGGGCGGTGATGTTCGCGAACGCATCCCAGCTGCCTCGTCTGATGTCGTACCGTTGGATGGCCTCGCAGACGGCGAGCATTGCCTCGCACACAGCGTCGTCTCTGACACGTTCTGGGAGGTTGCGGGCCTGGAGTCGGGCTGCACGGTTTACGGCCGGTAGAACGCCAACCACGGCCTCACGCTGCGTCTCAGTGAGAACCATCAGACGGCAGGGTCGACGTACGGCAACCCTGGCCCGTGTTGGACGGCGGCCCATACTTCCGCGGCTTCTATGGCTGCGCCTTCGGTTTGCCATTCGGTTGGTGGCATCACATCACCGTCGCTGCGCCAGTCGGATTGTTCGACGAACCGGCGCATGTCCTGCCGCCGGTCGAAGCGGGCGTACAGGAACCTGGCTGCCACCCAACGGTGTACCCACGCCGGCGGCTTAGAACGCGGTGTGGTGTCCGCTACGGGTGGCCGTGCGTGTTCCCGTCGTAGTCTGACGTTGTGGCGGAACTCCGGCAACGTGGGGAACCGTTCCCCGACCTTCGCGTAATCCATCGCCACCTGGACTGCCGTGGCGGCGTCCAGGGCGCATAGCGCGTCGACCCATACCGTCCGTTCCTCGTCGGTGAGCCGTTTGGTGAACGCGGCGGCGAGGTTGGTGAGGATGTCACTGGCCTGTTGGCTGGTCACGTAACCCCTCCTGGATATCATGCAACGTGGCGAGACGCGGCTGCGACGTTGCTTTGGACAGGTTGGTGCACAAAGCCATCTCGCTGAACGTACCGTAGTGGGCTGAGCAGTAGCGGTACGTCACCCGTATCTCCTCCACGGTGGCGCCTGCTTCGCGTAGCTCCCGGACCGCCTGGTTGCGGCGGCCGCGTTCAGACCGGGTACGAACGGGGCCGAAGCACTCCTCGAGCGCGTCCCAAACCTCGTCGATCACAGTCCCCTCCCATGGAGTTTCCGGGTTTCGAACACACCTTCGAGGTCAGGTTCGGTGTCCATGATGAGCCTCGCGTAGTAGCTGCGGTAGTTGTTGTTCAACAGGAACACGTCGCCCTTCGTGCTCAGTGTGTGCTGCCACCTGAGCACCTCGAACAGCATCCCAATCCCGATCTTCTCCGCGCCGCTAC